GTAAGTCGTTGATACTTAGCGATTTACACTCTGAACTCTCTCAAGATTCCTAACATATAAAATCGCCAGTTTTTGGGCCTATGAACCATGCAATTTAAGTGGAGAGAGATTCTTTGGATGCTCATATTAAATGGATTAGTTTTTGGCCTCCATTTTAAGGATTTTCTCTTCAAGCTCGGCAATCCTAGCCTGTAAGACAATCTTCTCTTGCTTGGCTTGCCTCTCAAGCTTGCGATACATAGCAAGATCCTGTTCGTAAGTGTCAACCGCAAAGAGCAGTTGCTTAACCTTTTCCTCTGCGCTTCCAGACAGAATGATCGGGTCAGCGAAGCGTTCGGCATTCATCCGAGCGGTTTCCCTGTCCATAATGTCGGACTGGATTCTGCCATGTCTGGCTTCTGGCGTTTCGCCACCACAGACTACCTTGAAGGAACGGAGGGGATATTTGTATGATCTCATATTTTTGTTTTTCTTATCTTTCTATTTATAGTCTATCAGATGGTGATATATGTGTCAAGAACTCTTATTAGCCAGTATTTACTCATTGCCAATTCGTTCACGAGTTCACCATTCTCATTTGTTAGTTGATTAAGTTCCTCGTCATTAAGGGCCGTTCCATCGTTCATCCAAACAGCTTGCGCGATGAATGCATCAGCAAAGTCTGGGTAGTCGCCACGATTTACGCCTTCAATGTTGATCGACTGGGAATTAATCTCCCTTCCATTTAGTGTCAGTTTCGTTTTCATGGTTTCAGTATATACAATCATGGCATCTTTGCAATAACTTTTTTTACTCTTGGTAGACTTTTTTTGTGTGAAAATGCTTGACAAGAATCACTCTATCTGATATGATAGATTGTAAGACACCATACACCGGGCGGGACCCGGCTGCGTAAGTGGTTGAGTATTAGAGACTTATCTCGAAAATCTTTCCTGTCTTACCTTGAAAAACAAAGTCAACCCTTGAATCTACCTCGCAAGACTCAACGAGAGAGAAGCATTCTGTGGCGAAGTGTGTTTCCGCATACAGACGGGCCTTGTCATACAAGGCATTGTATTGTTCATCATTCATATTTTTAGCAATTCCAAAGGTCTTCTTTTGCTTCTACGCAAAGCCTGTTTCTTCCAGTCATTACAGGTGCGGGCAATCCCTTTGCCTCTCTTTCTTTGCGGATCATGTCGCAAACTGCTTGGATCTCTCTTTCTATCCTCTCGCTATTGGCGAGCATCTTGATCGTTGCTTCGTTCAGTGGTTTTTTATTCTTCATGATTTGATTCTGTCAGATTCTATGGTTTTTGCAAGGATTATTTTTAGCAATCCGAAGCTCCTTGAGCGTAGCACCCTTCGGCTACAAAGTAGCGAACCGATCCTTTCTGGAAGGGGTTCTCGTAGGGTTCCTCGTTGTATCCGCATTCGTTAGCCTTCACGAACTCTTCACCCAAATCCGAAACCGAAACCGAGTAGTACTCGGGAAGGTTCTTGTAGCAGTAGCGGTCGAACTCATTCAGGTTCTCAAACTGCAGGTCGCAGTTCAGGAAGTTCTGCACATTGTTCACTTTCTCGTTGTAGTTCAGTTCGTTCTTCATGGTTTTAAGATAGGGCAGAATCGCTCGGAGCGCAACAAAAACTTTTATTTTTTTGTATTTTTATTTTACGAAAACGCTTGACTGTTTGGGTATCTGCATGGTATAATGGTTGTCTTACAGCGCAAGACCGGGCTAGGCCCGGCTGCGTAAGTCGTTGATATTCAGCTACTTATCTATACCATAGCTACGCTTCCAGCATCTCTCATAGATGTCATACACTCTCTTACGATATACCGCGTTATCCTGCACGGGTATCTTGCAACGCTTGCACCATTCGGCAAAGTCCTGTTTGCATTTGAGTTGTTGTACTATTGTCATTACTATATTGTATTACATTACCTTCTCGTATGAGACAAGGGGAAAGCCGTTAGGGTCACGATGGCTGCAGTCAATGGTGTAGCGATACTCTATGTCGCCGCTGTCCTGTACCGCAGGGCCAATGCCTAGGAAGTCTAGGGGCGAACACTCTGCATCGCTTACCTGTTGCATGGAGTACCACACAATGAACTTTGCGGCAAGGTAAGACGAGTCATTAAAGCGAGTGTCATTGCATTGCTCCTTTACCGCATTGAAGAAGCGATAGAGTTCGGGTACGCGATTCTCTGGATAGCCGTCATAGTGAACATAGATGTTCGCGCCGAGATAGTTGCCGTCTTTGAAGTGTAGGTTGGATCGTGTTGCCATTGTCTTATAGTGTAGTGTTATTGTATTAGATGGACTGAAGGAAGGTCTTTGCCTCTAACAGGGCGTTGCTCATGTAGTAGTAGCCCTTCATGCGAAGAGTATTGCCAAGGCGCGAGTGCTTGGCTGACTGATTGTAGAGACGCTGCGAGAGCTTGAAGATGCAGAGGGTCATATGATGTAGCTTTATTGTGATTTGAATTTTATTACGATTGCTACGATAAAGCAACACAAAAGAAAAAACATTTTAGTGATTGCAGATTTGATCCACGAAGTAAAGGATACCGCCAAACACGGAGAGGTTGGCAATGATGAGGAGTGATACGAGCTTCATATGATTAGAGTATAGGGTTACAGGTTCTCCATTGCAAGAACCAAAAGGCCGACGACGGAGAGCGCCGTGATGCCGTAGGCGAGGAAGGTGGCAAGGATGCCCCCTGTTTCGATGTGGTGTAGCGTGTCTTTCATGATTAGAGTATGCTTGAGAGTGCCCATTGGTGCAAGAATTATTTTTAATTTTTTAAAGCCATATGGTGTATGACAGTTGTGTTACACCGTAAGCCCCCCCATTTTTTGAAAAAATGGCTTGACATTTTACCGGGAAGTGGTCGGGGGGGTGAAACTTCCTTCTCCCCCAATAAAAAACATACATTATTCAGAAATCCGCGCCGCTCGATGTGGTTGCGAGCGCATAACAGTAATAACATATCATAACACAATAATAATAATAATAATAATAAATTAATAATAACCCCCTGCCTTTTATTAAAACATTAATAGTATGTGTAGGTAGGAATACACTTCAGTCTGGAAATCCGGGCGAGAAGAATTATTATAAATATAATACAAACTGTAACCAAACAATATTAAATGGTGTAATTAAATTATAAGAATACAATGGCCAATCTATATTATACAAATGCAGCAGGTGGTGAATTTTTCTATCCTAGCGAGTGGTCGAACGTACTAAACTGGAATACCGAGCCAGATGGATCTGGAGATACGCCAACGGGTATTCCTTGGGTTGACGGCTATTTTGATTACGATTTGCGTTACGGCGATTCTTTTGGTGGTACGGTGTATTGGGCAACTCCCGCAAGTGTATCCATCTCTCCAACTACTGGAAGTTGTTATTTAGATGTACATATGAGAGATTACTGCACTATTGATGGGGGTAACTGGTATGGAACATTTACCAATCAGGGCCAGATTGTCGGTGGAAATTTCTATGGCGTGTCATCAAATCGTAATAATAACCAGAGCTTTGATAGTTATGGATATATATATGGTGGAACATTCTATGGTAACAACTTTTTTAATGATTCAAAAATCTATGGTGGAGTATTTCTTGGGTCAAACTTTACAAATGAAGAAAATGGATTTGGGACATCTATATTTGGCGGGGAATACAATATTAATGGATTCACAAATGTCGGTGGATCTATCGACTATCCAAATATAACAATTAGTGAGAATGGCACTCCGTATAGTGGAAGTTGGCAGGGACAGATATGGAGCGCGGGCGTATGGGTTTCTATTGAAATTTTACCAACTGCTCTATACTATACTAACGCTGGCGGCGATGGCCTGTGGTCAACATTACAAAATTGGAACACTTCCGCAGACGGCTTAGGTGCGGCGGCAAATAGTATACCTTGGACTACTTCCGCAACATCTAATTTAAATTTACATTTATCTTCGCCCGAATTAACCGCGCCATCTCTAAATGGACTAATGATTGGCGGAAACGGTCAAGACTTCTCTATTACTGCGACATGCGATCAAAAAATAGCACAAGAAATAATAGACAACGGCTATGATATAGTCGCACAAGCAGTTTTATAGAAACATACATGCGCGCAACCTTCAGTAAGATCGCTGAAATGTATCTTACTAGATTCGTAAGATACGTATTAAGAGCGGTATTTGGTATTAACCCTTAAGCCGCAAGAAGTTTAAAATCCGCTGCCATAGACCCGTCTTGGTGGGCTCTACGGCGATAGGGGGGACAACCGCACACTTACGCTTGCCATTTTTGGCCGCTTTAGGTTTAGTTGCAGTTTTCTTCTTGGTTGCAACATTGGCCTTCTTAGGGTTCAATTTTGTTTTGCTCATTTTTATTATATATAGATTAGGTGTCTTGTTCTAAATTTTCGTTGTTTTCTGCTTGGAGTTCTTTTATTGTTTTTATTATATAATCTAATTCTTGGGTTATATCGGGTGTTTTGGGAAATTTCTCCTGCGCCGCCAAACTTAAGAACTTCTTTTTTAGAGTGGTAATGACAAAGTCTTCGGCCCGGAGTTCTTCCGCCGACTTTTTCTTTTCTTTCTTTCTCCACTTGCCAAACATTACATTATACTGTTTCTAGTTGAACTTTATCACCGGACTGTACCTGCTTGGCCCAAAAAATGTCAATACCGCTATATATCTTATAACGACCCATGCGGTCGTTAATTTCTATGATCTTCCCATAGCGCCAATTACGAGCGCCCGTTTCTAAAAATTCAACGTTATCGTTTAATTTAAATTGATTAAATTTGGTTTTCATAGATATAGTATTATATAATATATTTGAACAGAAAACAAGTTTTATTAGCAATAAAGCAGTGTAATATATAAAAGTATGGCAATAGTAATAAATAGTGGTCAGTTCATTTCAAGAATTGCTCTTGGAATAACTCCGACTGGAGTAAGCGGTGTACCTGCCGGTGGCACTGTTGATATATCAACCTTCCCAAATGTAACGGGGTTTTTTGCAAATGGGTGTGCCCTAACTAACATAATAGGTATAGATGGACAATCACGTTTTCGTGCGATTGACGTAAGCAATAATCGACTTGCTATCCCATGTCCAAGTATAGCACAAAATTCTGGACTGTTTAGTTTTCAGGCAAGCAATGCGGGATTTACTGGAACCGTACCTAATTTTGGAAATAACGGGCTATTAGCACAAGCTCACTATGGAAATAATAGAGGGCTAAGTGGAGAGTTTCCAACTATAACAGGATTAACTGGTCTTCAGCAGTTATACCTAAATGCTTCTAGCTTTAGTGGTGCCGCGCCAATACTGGCCGCGAGTAATAGGGAGCTTCGTATTTTCTGGTATAATAATAATAGATTTACCGGCTCTATACCACAATGGCCATCTGGATCACATTTATTAAGAGATTTTAATTGCGGTAATAACCAATTAACGGGTTTTGTACCAAATTTTTTCTCAAATGGCGCTATGAGAATAGGAGCTTTTGCTAATAATTTATTAACGGATTTTACAGGAAGATTCCCAAGCAACATATCTGGTCTAAGCTTTAATTTTGCCGCAAACCGCTTAACGCCCAATGCAATAAGTGGAATATTACAAGAATTAGTAAACTCTAACTCAAGAACTGGTGGACTGGCAATACAGGCAGGGTCAAATGCTAGGGTTACAGGAGCGGTAGATTTAAGTAATTTAGCTACTCTCTCGGGAAGAGGTTGGTCAATCACTTTTAACCCTTAATTGAAATAATGATAACAATAATACAATCGCCAAGTAATTACCCATTATCCGAAGACGAATATGCTTTTTATTATAATGAAGGTTCAAATACATTGATCACTCGTGTATTTGGAGGTCATGGTATTTGCGTATCACCATTCACACTGGTCATCGGAGACTCCGAGCAGGAATGTCAGGATTATATAGATAGTAATAATATTATCGACCCTTGGAAATGGACGGGGGAATAACAAAAACCTGCGGACTTTGCAAGAAGGAATTATCTTTATCTTGTTTTAATATAAACAGAAAAGCAAAAGACGGCTTACATGCTTGGTGTAAGCTCTGCTGTCGTAACGCCGAGCGCGAACGCTATAATATAGTAAAAAAGCAAAGGATAGCCGAGGTACGCGAATGGCAGAAGAATAACTTAAGTAAAGTTAGTGAGTATAAAAAAAATTGGCGAGATAAGCAAGAGCCTATCCCGCCAACCGAAGGTTGAATAAAGAGATTACTTAACCGTCTGTACCTTTATTTTTTTACTTTTTGCCGACGCCAACTTTGACATAGAGATATATAAAACACCGTGATCTAGTCTAGCATCAACTGTTTCTACATCTGCATTCTTTGGGATATTAATACTATTGTAGTACTTAAGACTGTCCTGCTCGGCCTTAATATGCAGAATACCATTTTCTGTAGTTACATCGAGACTATTAGCCTTAAACCTAGGTAGTTCTGTCTCATAAAGAAACTTGTCATCTTCTTCCTTCCAAGGGTTGAGTTTTTCTAGGCTGAACTGCGGACTAGAAATAGCATCAAATTGACTAAATAGGTCAGGCCATTTCTTTGTCCATTCATCAATCGGCCAGAAAGGGTCGAGATATGTCTTGCCAATTGTATATGGAATAGCTTGGTATGACGTACCCGTACTATACGGATCTGGTGCCGTTAGATAAGAATTATCATAATTATTTTTAGGGACTAGTGATATATTCATTAGTGTTTTCATATTGAAATATTAGACTAGCATGTGGCAAAAACGTTCAAAAAAAATTCAATACATGCAAAAAAATAAATGGACACCTGATTTATCCATAAGTATAAATTTTGTAGTACATGCAAATATACAGTGTAAATATATCTATAGTGAACAGCACTATTATAAAATGGGATGAAGTATATTGGGTAAACAAGTATTACCAAGGGAACGCTGTCGCTAGGTATTTAACACCCCGAATAACGGGATAATTTTTTTAATTTTATGAGTCACAAGAAAAAAACTCCAGTCAAGCAAAACGCTGAACAACCAAAAGATACTTCTCCTTATGTTGATAAAAAACGTACAAAAAGTACTATACAATTAACATTAAGAGAGCTTCCTTGGACAGATAAGCAGAAAGAATTTTTTAAGGTAGCCTTGGATAAGAATACTAAAGTAATGATAGTAAAGGGTGTTGCCGGAACTGCAAAAACATTGCTAGCGGTATACTGTGCGCTGAAGAAAATAAGCGAGAAAAAATCTGCTGAAATATATTATAGCCGTGTTCCTGTCGAAAGTTCCATACATGGAATAGGGTATATTAAGGGTACTACGGACGAGAAGATGTCGCCATATCTACAACCCCTAGTAGATAAACTGCATGAGTTACTGCCAGACCCACAAGTTAAGGCGTTAATGAATGACGATAGAATAAAGGGTTTGCCATTAGGATTTCTTCGTGGATTAAATATATCAAACGCTTCTTTTATAATGGATGAGGCTCAAAACTGCAGGGTTGAAGACTTCTTATTAGTAATGAGCCGTATGGCGAATTTTTCCAACCTATTTATTATAGGTGATGAACAGCAGTCAGATATTAAACAGAGCGGATTTAACCGTGTGTATAACTCGTTCAATACTGAAGTAGCAAAAGAACATGGTATTCATACTTTTGAATTCACAAAAGAAGACATTGTCAGATCAGAGATATTATCTTATATTATTGAGACCTTCGAAAATATGAGAATTAAGGTCGTGAATTAATATATATATCATATAATTCTTCAGGAACTTCAAGATAGTCCAGATAGGAACGATGTATTTTATCTGGACATACTGCCCAAGAATCTTCTAGTTCTGGATTGCCTTTCGGCCAGAATCCTTCTGTATATAGGAAAGCATATTTATATAATACTGCATTGGCCTCCCTTGCGTACTGTTTGTGACAAAACAGGTCATATTCCTTAATTAATTTAACAGTCCTTCTTTCACAGTCTGCCTCTAGTCTTATTAATAGGAGTATCTCCTTCTTATATTTCTTGGGGCATTTGATTATTTCATCAATATTAAAATTACATTCCTCGAACTGCTTCCATATTTTACTACCCTCTACCCACTGAAGAAAGTGGCAGTATTCATGAATTAATATACCAAACCACTGCTCATTGCTTTTATTGCCAACTGCGACCTTAATTACAGGCTCGTCTTTATGATTAAAAGCAAACATACCATGACACCTATCGCTACCGCCGCAATACTCTCCTTTAAATAATATTATTTTACCATTATTAGCTTTAAGCTGTTTATTTATAACGCTATAAAGCTTCGTATTTTTAATGGATCGCATGTTACAGATAATTACACTCTTGGGTATATATAATATAACCCTAAAGAGAAATTAGAATTTTCTGTGTAATTAACTAATAATAAGTGTATCAAAAAAATTATGAAACATTTTTGCACAATATGTGGTAAGCCAACAATATATAACTTATCACTACCAAAATTTTGCTCTAATTGCGGCAACGAATTTTCGTTAGTTACTAAAGAAAAGGATAAGTCTGCTGGTGATCAGGCTTTAGAAAAGTTAAAAAACAAGTATTCCGATAATAATCGTGAGTTTGTTCCTGTTACCAAGGCCCCTCCCAAAAAATATCCAAATCCCGCTAGGGCCTCCTTTCGTATAGTTGATGATCGTGGTACTGCGCCACAGCAGAATGAAGAGGATGGATATGACGACGATTATGACGATGAAGATTCGGAATACGTTGATATCAGCAACCTGACCAAGGTAAAGCCGAAATTTACCGTTCAACATTACAGAAATACATCCGAATCCTTTGAGAACATTTTGACGCAATCTTATGCCAGTAATTATAAGCCAGTTAGTCCAGAAGAGCTAAATAGCCAGTCTCTAGATATTCCAACAAGAAATGCTGACTCTATTTTAGAGGAGTTTAGAAGAGAGGCTGGCAGCAATAGGGGACAACAGGAGCAATAAATTGCGTGACAACTCAATCTAGACCCACATTTGAACAGTCTATTGATATTATAGACGAAGAAATTAATAAGCGTAAATCGCGCTGGCACCTAACCGCTATTTCTTGGATGGATTTTCAGGACGTATCACAAAGATTACGTATACATATATATAAAAAGTGGGATAAATGGGATAATATCCGCCCATTAAGACCTTGGCTAAATCAAGTAATTAATCACCAGATTACAAACATGCTTCGTAATCACTATTCAAATTTTTCTAGACCATGTTTAAAGTGCAAATTCAATACTGGTGAGTATGGATGCTCCTTATATGGAACACAGAATAATTCCTGTACTACATATGCAAAATGGGAAAAAACTAAGAAGTCAGCTTATGATATTAAGTTTCCTGTAAGTATAAATAGTCCGAATGCCCAAAACCCAGAGACTACCCTAGAGTCTGTTCTTCATTCTAGAGAAATAGATGTTGATATAGAGAATATAATCCCATCTTTTAACGATATTATGAAAAAGAATCTTTCCGTTATAGAATGGAAGGTTTATGACTACATGTTTCTGCAGAACCTTGAGGAAGCAGATATTGCAAAAAAAATGGGTTACAAGTTAAGCTATAAGGATGGCCGACCAGCATATAGACAAATTAGTAAAATCAAGTCAAAAATTTTACAGAAGGCCCGAATATTAGCTAAGGAGGTAGTATGAGTGATACACCAGAAAGCACGGATGTGATTCTTTTTGACGAACAGAAAGATAGGATTCGTGACTTCTTAAAATTAAATCCAGATGCTACATTAACACAAATTACTTCTTATGCCTATAATGACGAAAAAATTGATAGCAGAAGCAAAGAGGGTAGGCTAGTAAAACAGTTTCTATTGGATAATAATATTCAATATAAAAACAAGAGCGTTACACAAAGGGAAAGAATTACTCTTTCAGAAGAGCAAAAAGAGTTCATAAAAAATCATTATAAAGAACAAAATTATGTAGATATTGCCAAAACGATTTTCGTTAATGATAAGTTAACTCATGTAACACTTGAGTGCCGAGAAGTAAATAGTTATATACAAGAACTACAGAAGCAAGACCCAGAATACCAAAAAGATGCATTGGATATGACGACTTATGTCCCATCTGAAAGGGGTACCGATTCTACTTCAGGCGCATATTTTCCACCAAGAAGGACGGATCAAACTGTATTTAGAATAAATAAGTATCTTAACATCGGCTGGTCAGCGGACACTCTCAAGGCATCACAACAGAAAATGGTTGATATGTTACAAAGGTATTTGAATACTTTTAGTTTTTGTTATCAAATTAATACATATAAGACCAATAACGATAGACAGCTTTTTGAGGATTCATTTATTAGGTATACTTTCGATAAGCCAGACCTCAGTCAGGAGGAGTTAGATCAATTCATTGTACTATGTACAGAAGTAGTTACTGCGGCAACAATCTTACAGCAAGTTGAGGATTTACGTGATATGTTACGTAATAGCACTAGTGACGGTGAGGGGCGAAATATTAAAATGCAGCTTAACGAGGCTATTAGTAATTTACAGACCGAGTATAATCAGTGCAGGACAAGGCAGCAAAAACTGTATAAATCACTTGTCGATGATCGCGCGCAAAGAATAAAACTTCGTCAAGAAGAGAATGCTAGTATTCTAAACTTAGTTCAGGCTTGGAAAGATGAGGAAAAGAGAAAGGGTATATTGGCACTGGCAGAGGCACAAAAGAAAAATCTACATGAAGAGGCGAAGAGGTTGTCATCAATGGATGAATTGAAGGCAGTTATTCGTGGTATCAATGTAGATGAAATGGTTAATGGATAATGAAAGATTACGATCAATATCTAAAATGTAAAATTTGCGACGTGCAATTTAACTCTGCCGCGCAAATACTGAGTCATATTAAATCACACCAACAAAACGCTCAGAAATATTTCGAGGAAAAATTTGCAAAAAAAGACCTGCATACTCAGGCACCAATAAAATATAAAGCCCTAGAACAGTATTATCTAGCAGATTTTATAGATAAAAGAAATATGAAATTATGGCTGCAATCGGTAGATAGAAATACTGCATGCGAATACTTAAAGAATAAATTGAAGTCATATTGCATAATTAAAGGCCTAGAAAAATCGCCCACACAATCTCAATTAAAAACAATATTTTGCTTACCTAAAGTAGATACTTTTGTTTACTGCTGTCAGGAAGACTTCGGTAAAATATGTGAATCAATAAAATTAAAATGTGATTTTAATTATGAGATAAAACATACTCAAAATGAATTTATAAATTATACTAACAAGGATATTGTTGTCGATACTAGAGAGCAGCAACCATTGAAATTTAAGGGGCTTAACATAATTTCCTCGAAATTGGAATGTGGTGACTATGCCAAATCTATCGAAAGCAAGGTAGTGGTAGAAAGAAAAAGTTTAGGCGATTTCTACTCAACTTTAAGTACGGGTTTTGACAGGTTCAAGAGAGAAATAATTAGGGCAAAGGAAATGGGTATTTATATAGTAGTTGTTACTGAATGCGCGCTAAATACTGCCCTGTATGCGAAAAGAAAATTTGGCGCGTGTTCCGGAGAGTATATTATGCACCATATGAGGTCTTTATGTAGAGAATTTGATAATATACAATTTGTATTTGCCAATGGTAAAGCAGAGGCATCCAAAAAAACGCTGTTTATACTCGAAATGGGAGAACTAGCAAGAACTATAGATTTAGAATACTGGTTTGAACAGGAGGGATTTGTATGGCTTTAATAACTGGCACACAAAATAGTAAAATAATTACTGATGTTAACAAGGAATTACAATTGCTAAAAGGCGAGCTTTCAGATTCAGAGGCCAGAATTACATTAGCAAAATTCTTGAGAAATAATCTCGGATTTACTACAGAATTGGGATTGGGTGTCACATTAGAATCTTACCAAGAATTAACAATAAAGTCGTTTTTTAATAGAAATTATTGCATGTTAGTCTGGGGAAGAGGTTGTGCGAAAAGTTTCTGTGCTGCTGTTTACTGCATACTTAAATGTATATTTGAACCGGGAACAAAGATATTGATAGCATCTATTAACTTTCGTACTGCCCGAAGAATGTTTAATGAAATTGAAAAATTCTTGGCTTCTCCTGAAGCATCATTATTTAGGCAGTGCTTTGGAGACAAGATGAAGCGCAATGACCAGTATGAGTGGCTGGTTAATGGTGGTAGTATTACTGCTATCCCACTAACTGGAGAAAAAATTCGTGGTATTCGTGCTAACGTACTTATTTTGGACGAGTTCTTGTTATTACCTCCAGATATTATTGATAACGTATTAATGCCGTTCTTGAGTTCCCCAAGAGATGTTAGTGATCGTATCCGAACAAGAAGACTGGAAGAGGAGTTAATTAAAAAGGGAATGTTGCACCCCGATGATCGTCAAATTTTTGAAAACACATCTCAGATGCTAGCGTTGAGTTCTGCTAGTTACACGTTTGAGCATTTATTTCAAGTGCATCAACAATGGGCGCATCTTATCGAACACCCAGAAGATCAGGAGTCAAAAGAAGGCGAGCTACCGGGAACTTATTTCATATCGCAGTTGAGCTACGAGGCCCTGCCTAATCACATGGTAGACCAAGCTGCAATTCAGTTGGCAAAAAATGGCGGAAGTTCACATAACTCGTTCTTACGCGAATATGCTGCTAGATTTATTGATGGTGGAGATAGTTATTTTTCACCGAAAAAAATGCACCTTTGTACCATTCCAGATGGAGAATACCCAACTACTAAAATCGTTGGAGAAAGTGATAAAAAATATATACTATCAATTGACCCCAACTTCTCTTCTTCTCGTAGTGCTGACTATTTTGCAATGAGCGTTATAGAACTAGACGAAGAGAAAAAACAGGGCGTACTAGTTCATGGCTATCAAGTTGCTGGAGCTTCTCTTCAAGACCATATTAAATATTTATATTATATATTCAAAAATTTCAATATTGCATTAATGATTATTGACCATGCTGGAGCCGATACATTTATAGATGCAGTTAATAATTCAGAGTTCTTTAAGGGTATGAACAAGAAAATTGGGTTTATTGATTTTGATTCTGATAAAGAAAATGAAGACTACATGAACATGTTAAAAGAGTGTGCCAAGCAATATAATACAGATTTAGGAACAATATGTATTAAGCAATATTTTACATCGGCATTTTTGGGCAGAGCAAATTCCTATTTACAGACATGTATCGACCATAAGAAAATATGGTTTGCTTCTAGGGCAAGCAATCATCCGGATATTCTTGAAAATATGTTCACTATGAATCTACCTATGGATTATGTTTACCCTAAGGGTATAGGTGATAGGGCGGATAATGAATATGAAACAAAAAAATTGACCGTACGTGATTTTATCGAGCAGCAAGATTTTATTATTAAGGATACCAAAGATCAGTGCGCAAACGTAGAGGTAACAAGTACATCAAGAGGAACTCAAAGTTTTGATTTGCCATCTCACTTAAGAAAGTCAGTTAGTGCAAACCGAGCTAGAAAAGATAACTATACAACTTTAATGCTTGGAAATTGGGCTGTAAAATGCTATTTTGATATAATGGCCCCAGATAATTTCAAGAAAAAAAACACAGAATTTGTTGCGGTGTTGATTTAAAACAGATTTAAGTGTAATTAAGTTTTATAATACTTTATGACTAAGAAAGGTAAAAGCACGGAAAATTTACAAGCTAAGGCATCGACAACAGAGGTAAAAAAGAAGAAAAATACCACTTTTGTTGAGCCTTCTCTAATTGAGGGGTCATATAAAAGTAATTCACAGATAGAAATTTCCGCTTATTCATCTTATGATACAGAGGATTCTGGGTATGGAGTAAATCAGAATTCTCCGCTAAGAAGAAATCGTGCGAGTACGATGACTAGGTCAGAAAGGTACTCTAATATTGAGGGCGGTGTGGTTCCATTTATATATAGCGCTTCTAGAGGCAAGTATACATCAAATGTCTCTATTCGAGATGCTATTATTCTTTGTCAAAAAGCATATTACAATTTTTCTGTATTTCGTAATACTATTGATATGATGACCGAGTTTAGTTGCTCGCCAATATATTTTACCGGAGGTAACGCACAGTCTAGAAAGTTTTTTGAGGCTTGGTCAAATAGAGTAAACCTATGGCGTTTGCAAGATGATTTTTATCGTGAATACTATCGTAGCGGTAATGTTTTCTTGTATAAACTAAACGCGGTATTTAATAAAGAGGAGATGATGACTATTACTGATGTGCTAACAGCAGCTGGAACACAGAAAGAAGTTCCAATTAAGTACATTATTCTTAACCCCGCAGATATTCAGTCAATTGGATCGGCATCATTTATATCTCCTAGATATGTAAAAGTACTTAACGATTTTGAAATGCAAGTATTAACCAACCCAAAATCAGATGAGGAGAAGGAGTTGGCCAAGAAAATACAGGAATTTGGACAGTTACAAGAAACGGTAAAGACGGCGCAATCGCAGACTTATTTAGTATTTTATCTTGATCCCGATAAAGTTAAAGCAGTTTTTTATAAAAAGCAACCATATGAACCATTCGGTGTTCCAATGGGATTCCCTGTTTTGCAGGATATTAACTGGAAGCAGGAATTGAAAAACATAGATATGGCTATTAGCAGAACAATCATGCAAGCAGTATTGCTTGTTACTATGGGTAATGATGAGATTGGTATGCCAACAGCAAAGCAAATAAATAATCTTAAGGAAATATTTCAAAATGAAAGTGTTGGGCGCATTCTTATTACCGACTATACAACACAGGCAAAATTTGTCATTCCGGAGGTGGAAAAGATTCTTGACCCCAAAAAATATCAAATCGTAAATGAAGATATTAAAAATGGGCTTAACAATATACTAATTGGAGAAGAAAAGTATGCAAACTCGTCAACAAAAGTTGAAATGTTTTTGGCAAGATTAAAACACGCAAGAGAGACATTTTTAAACGAATTTTTACTTCCCGAAATAAAATCTATAGGTGCAGAACTCGGATTTAAGTCCCTACCAACGCCGAGATTTAAAGATGCAGACTTTAGAGACGACCCAAATTCAGCTAGAATTTACTCTAGATTAATGGAGATTGGTATACTGACACCAGAGGAGGGGCTGACTGCACTACAAACTGGTAGACTACCTCTTCCCGAAGAAAGTCTTGAGAGCCAAAGAAAGTTAATACAGTATCATAAGGAGTCTTTATATCAGCCAGTTTTAAATAACCCAAATATTGGCGCGCCACAAGACAGTACTACTAGTAAACAGCAAGATAATAAGCAGTCTGGTACTAGTGCGCAAAAAAATAAAGAAATCAAGCAAATGACTGGAAGGCCACCCGGATCTGGAGTATCCAAAAATGTTAACAATATTGGAAAAATTGGGAAAAAGGTTAGCGCAACACAAATTGCTGCAAACCTAACAAGATTCGATTTATTATCTGGTAGTATTGAAAATTATCTCAAGGAGAAATTTAAAAAGAAAAAATTAATAAAGCAACAGAAAGAAATAGTTAATGAAGTAGCGGAGACAATAGCTATGAATGAAAAGCCCGAGCAGTGGCTTGAAAGCATTGCTAAGTATATTAATGAACCAGTAACAAATACAGAAAATCTAACAACTGTAATGGATATTGCTCAGGAACATGGCGTAGATATAAAAACCGCTATTGTCTTAATGCATAGCCAAATAGACGAGGAATAAATTTATGCCAATAAGTTTAATTAAAAAAAATCAATTAGATCCAGATATAGCCGATTTAGTTGGTCAGTATGGTAGTGGATATTTTTTGTCTATACCCAGTGATGGGCAATCTGGTTATGCTACATATACTCAATTAACTGGTTTAAGTGGATTTTGCTCATCTTCGTATGTTGCAACTGGAATTTTCGAGTCTAATAATATTTTGGTGTCTTCTCAGTTTACCTCGTTAAGTGGTATGCTAACTGGAGATTATGTTAAAAAATTAGAAACAGGTTTATTTATAACAAGTGGTCAGACGGGAATTTTTACCACTAATGATAAAACTGGTATATTTATAACAAGTGGACAAACTGGCGCTTTTGTTGGTAAAGAACAAACTGGAATATTTGTAACTAAGGATCAGACTGGTACATTTATTACTGAAGATTTAACTGGTTTATTTATAGGTGCTGCGCAAGCATGTACATTTGTAACCACCGGAGAAACTGGTGCATTTATCACAACTGGACAAACTGGTTCATTTTATTCTGTAAATAATCCAAGTGGATTTTTCAATATCAATACGCTTCCTGATCCAACATATTTAACTCAAATAGTAAAAAATGGTAGTAATTCTGTTATAAGTAAGGGTCAGCCAGTATATATTTCTGATGCTGTAGGTAGCAACCTTATGGTTGTACCCGCATCAAATACGGGCGATTTCACGTCATCAAAAACCCTTGGTTTGTTATATGATACTTTAGCAGTTAACGCCACGGGAAGAATAATAACAGAGGGCCTTTTATCTCAAATAAATACTATATCAGCAGTTGATGGTGATCCGGTTTGGTTGGGGCCAACTGGTAATTTGGTATATGGCACTGCAAACAAGCCATTTGCGCCAGCGCACATGGTTTATTTAGGTGTTGTCGCCCGTGCTCACCAAACTCAGGGGTCAATTTATGTAAAGGTTCAGAATGGTTTTGAGTTGGGCGAATTACACGATGTAAATATTGCGAGGTCTGTAAGTTTACAAAATAATGATATTATTCAATATGATTCTAATAGCGGTATTTGGTTTAATCGGCAATTACAAACGGGATCATTTGTTACAACTGGGACACTTGATAATAGAATAAATAACTTAAGCGGAAATTGCGTTATAGGTAATGGATTAATTACGAATATGGTATCATTAACCCAAGCACAATTTAATTTAATCACAACGCCTTCTCCGACAACTGTCTATTTGATAGTGGGATAATTTATTCAAAAATTCAACAGTAAATATTATTTATATATAAATTATATTATAATATAATAGCTATATACATGAAGATAGCTATAATTCACAATCCGGAAATAACGGATAGAGAGAAATATATTTTTCCATTGATTAGGCTTTTTAGAGATGTTAGCATTGTAGATGCGGTAATACCAAAAAGAGGACACTCATTATTAGAAAAATCTATAGTTGGAAGCACCGCATCTCACTTGAAGGCGATATCTAAATATTTAATAAATGAGCCCTTACTGGTTCTTGAGGATGATGCAATAATAGATTCAGAAATATACTCTAATATAGTTTCATTAAACTCTGTACCAGAAGACTGTGGTGCAATTATTTTAGGGGGAGATGGGCTTCCGGAGCCGATTGGTACATGGACGCCAATTGTAAAAAAGTTTTCTTCAGCTAAGGCTGTTATTTATTTGCCAAGAATAAAAAAAACTAACTTTACAGAAACTGTATGGGAAATTTTAGCACTTTCTGCTATAGAACAGAACAGTTCCCTGTGCCACGAATCTATTATAATGCAGTCCATGCAATTTAATGGTATAAAATTATATCGTCCACCATTATTGGCCGTTATTAATACTGATACTGTCTCCATTAATACAAACAAAGAATTTCACGATATAAAGGCAAGAGTAGATGATATACCTACTAATAATCGATAACAGTATAAATTAATATTTACTCTGCATGCAAATAGATAAAAAGTGTATTTAATACTAGTACATAATTACTTACTATGATAATATCAACTGGAATTGGAGCAATTAGATTGGGATCTACCGGGGTTACATCAATGTATCTTGGGGAATCTCAAGTTTGGCCACCAATGCCCGTAAGTGGAGTTTTATGGTCTAATTTTAACAGAAATTCTTGTGTTACAATGACGTTATTATCTAGTGCAACAATACCAAGTGGAATAGTATGGGGAGACGGTGCCGTGTCTGGAATATCAATTGGAACTGTTACTTATCGTGAGTCTTTTGGTACTGGTTTGTGTTAATATATTATATATACGCCAATTATAAGGTGTAATTATAATATATGAGAATTTATTCAGCAATAATTTTATTGTCATGTTTTTTATTAAGCGGATGTACTGTTTATACCGAAAAACAGACTGAAGCAGTTTCTCAGTCCGTTTATGCTACAAAAGATTCAATTGATTTAGCCAGAATTGATTTGGCAGAGTCTTATATAAATGAGACCACAAAGTTAATCAATCCTCCTAAAAAGAGAATTCAAATCAATGCTATATACCAAAAGCCTATCTCTGTAAATGATTCAAAGCAAAGAGTAGTAATCGTCCCCGAACAATATAAAAGCGATAAGGTAGTTGTGGTCAATTCATCTGATTATGACAAACTCTTAGAAGATAAAGAGATTGCAGCAAAACTTAAAAAGGATAATGAAGTTTTAGCTAAAGCCAAACAAGAATTTGATGCAGAACGCACAAAGCAACAAGAGATGACAAATAAGATGGTAAAAGATCTTAACATAATGCAAAAGAAACTTGTTGAAAAAGATTTGGCTATTCTCTGGAGAAACATCATTATTGTTGCGCTTTTAGCGCTGATTGGTGGTTATATCTATCTTAGGATGAATAGCGGATTTAAGTTATTTTAAAAGCATATGTGGCACAATATCGCAAATATAGCTAAAACAGCATGCGCCTTTTTGCAAAACGGAAAGGTTCCGCCAAATACTCCAGATTATCTAAAAAGAGAAATGGAAAAAACTAACCATTTATCTTCAAAGAAGTTTTTTATAATATTTACTTCTGTTTTAATGCTAGCTGCATTATATTATTCTAGCGTGGCAATATTGTTAGCCATAGAAATGCCAGAGCATATACCAGCTTTTGTAACATTGTTTTCGAAAACAATAGAGATATTTGCCGTAATTATTGCGTCATATCTTGGCGTACAGGCTGTTGTGGATCTAAAATACCGCAGTGATTCTAATGCAGAGATGACTGGTAATGTAGAAACAATAAAAGAAGAGATAACTGAAAATCTTACCCATAACGTCAAAGAAGACGACTATACAATAGAATGAAAAAACCATCACCAGAAACATTAAAACTATTATTAGATTATGAAGTAGGAGGCGGGAAACCATATTATGATAAATACCTTTCTAGATTCACTTGGCCCGGTGGTGCTTCTGGACCTACAATTGGAATTGGTATTGATTGTGCATACTATACAAAAGAAGAACTCGCAAGAATATTCTATTTTTTAAAAAATGACGAGATAAAATTAATACAAGGCGCATCGGGCAAAACAGGCCAATCAGGAAAAGAGTATACAAGAACACTAAGGCAAGCTGGCATAGTTGTTTCATGGGAGCAAGCGAAAGAAATATTCGAAACATTGACTTGGCCAAAGTTTTCTAAGTTAGCAGAAAGAGCGTTCCCCGATTTAGATAAGCTTTGTGATAATGCGTACGGAGCAATCGTTTCGTTGGTTTTTAACCGTGGAAGTAGTATGTCTGGCGATAGTAGAAGAGAAATGCGTGAAATTAGAGATCTAGTTCCAAAAAAAGATTATAGAAGTATTGCTTTAGAATTTCAGAAGATGAAGCGAATATGGAAGGGCAGAGGTTTAGATGGTTTACTAGAGAGAAGAGACGCAGAGTCAAAATTGGTTCTTTCTTGCGCAAAATAATTTGTTTTCTGTGTATAATATTACTACTATAATAATATGATTATCGAAGACTCTCAAGCGCCCGGTTTTGATTTACACGATTTAGAATACAGTCCCGGAAAACAAGTTCAACTCTGCGCTTTTGAGTTACTAAAAAATAACAACGATAATAGCGTATTAGTAAACAGAAAATTAAAAAATATTGCACCTGTTGCTAATAGCAGTGTAAATCTTAACATGGATAAATTCAAGTACTATGCGCGTTTTGACGGTATTGTTGTTCAAGCAAGAGTGGATTTTGAGGAGGATAAGTATCTAGCAGTCGCTTCGGTAGATCAATTAAAAAGCTACCTTCCAACTAATGTAGACTTGGATGTTAATAAAGATTTAATGGGCGTTGCTTTTGACGCATTTGTAGTTAATAGAGGCAATAAAAATGGACACATGATTGGAACAGATAATGCATTAGCAATGGTAAGCAATTTTGTTAATAAGCCTTTTAATATCGAACACAATCGTAAAACTGTCGTGGGCTTCTGCACTGGATATGGTTTTAGTGAGTTTGGTACAAGTAAACCATTAACACTGGAGCAGGTTTCTGCTATGACAGAGCCGTTTAATGTTGTTTTATCCGGATATGTATGGAAAATTACAAATCCAGAGTTTGCCGAAGAGCTTGTTAGTAGTAGTGACCCAAGTTCTTCAAAGTACCTATCTGTAAGTGCTAGTTGGGAGCTTGGATTTAACGAGTTCAATATTGCAGAGGGAAGCAAGAATCTGCAAGAAGCAACAATCATTGACAGTGAGGAAGAAATCTTAAAACACAAAGATGACCTAAAGGTTTTTGGTGGGAGTGGTATTTCTTCTATATCTGGAAAGCAAATTTTCTTAAATTTACAGGGCAATATTCTACCGTTAGGTATTGGGTTTACTAATAATCCCGCCGCAGAGGTAAAGGGTGTTGTTATATCATACGATAACCAAGAAGAAAATAAAAATCAAAAAGAAGACATTGAAATGAATAAAAAAAGTGTCTCTTCGGAAATTAAAGATGTAAAAAACATTATGCAAATCAATCAGATTGAAGATATCACAGACGAGGCAATGAAAGAAGTTTCCGCCAGCGCGGTTCGTGAATTCATTTCCAGCAAAATCACCGAGCTAGCCAAGGATTGGACAGCAAAAGCCGAAGAGAAAGAAAATGCTCTTAAGGTCGCGCAAGAAGAACTAGCTGCCCTAAAAACTGATCTAGAGTCCATCAAGGCCGATAGCGAGAAGGTTAAGGCAGAATTTGCTGAGGTCCAAGAGAATATCCGCAAGCAAGAAATTGAGGCGACATTCCAGCGCCGTATGTCCTTAATTGATGACGAGTTCAATCTAACTGACGCTGATCGTACGATCATTGCAGAGGATCTACAGGCAATTGCGGACGAAGAGTCATTTGAAAAGTGGTACAATAAATTTGCTACACTAGCGGAAGCCAAGAAGAAAGTAGCTAAGAAAGATGAAGAGAAAGTAGAAGACAAGAAAGTAGAAATGGCAGAAAAGAAAACTTCCTGCGCCAAGATCGAAATCGAAGTAGAAGAAGACGATGAAAAAGAGGAAGAGGACGATACTGAAGAGGAAGATATGAAAGAAGAAGAGGCAAAGAAAGAAGACAAGAAAGCAGCCAAGACTGTAGAAGAGGTTGTAAGTAGTGTTGAAATCGAGGCCGCTTTAATTCCTAACGCAGCTGCACCTACCGATTTATCACTAATGGAAAAAATTAGTGCCGCTTTCAACAAATCCAGTGTAAAGATTAAAAGATAATCTTTATCTAAAATAATTTAACAAAACAAATATATGCCAACACTAAAACCATTCAATGATCATAGCGAACATGAGGTTATCAACCTGTTCACTGTAACTGGCGATCTTCCGAGAGGAACTTTCGTCACTGCAG